AAAGTATATTAAAATGTCAAAAATTAAAGAACCAGTCTATGTAAAGGTAGATCCTATCATTGATAACGAGGGCATTTGGATGCCAGAGTGTAGCTATGTGCGTGAAGATGTAATGCCAGCATACAGGCTTGCAGTACCAAAGGAAATGTTCATTGAAGCATATAATATGTGGATTAAAGGAGATGCCGAATATGAGAAAGATTGAGAATCTAAGAATTGATGATATGAGAATTCGCGTACATGATGAATGTCCAAATGGTGTAATTATTATTGACTGGTCTGCTAATATTGGATGGGGAAGATATGATCTTGTGCTCGAAGATGATGGCATGCTTCACGCATACACTGAATGTATGGACAGGGGCGAAGATAAAGAGTTTACTAAGGCCATTCTTGCTAAACTTGTTGATAAGATTATTATTGAGGAGTGAACTCATATGACAGGCCCAGAGTTTCAAATTTTATGCACTGCTGTACTATGCGGGTTTTGCATTAAATGGTTGATTGATTTAATTGGTGTTAGTAATCTTATTGGATTTGCTGTTGGATGCTATGTGTGGTTTGAACTAGCGAAAATATTTCTTAAGGGGATGATTTAAATGCTTCAACCTTATCTGAATTCAGTGATTATGTATTTTCTTGGAATATGGGCTATCACATGGATTTATGGTGATCGCATCATGGAGAATAACTGGGAGGGTGACGGAGAGTGTGTTGATGAAACAAGTAATTTTGACATTATCATGTACACTTTGTTTGTGTCCTGTATTCCCGTTGTAAGATTTTTATACATTGTACTAATCTTAGTTATGGCTACATTTACACAAGATGCTGTATATAAGTGGTTTAATGATCTAGAAAATAAGTTTTAACAATACAAAATTAATAAGGTGGTGAGCACATGATAAAAAAGATTTGTGGTATCTACAAGATTACCAATATGATTAATTATAAATTTTACATAGGTAGCTCAAACAATATTAACAATAGATGGAGACAACATAAGAAGGCGCTAAATGAAGGAACGCATGGCAACCCATATTTGCAAAACGCGTGGAATAAGTATGGTGGACAAAATTTCAAGTTTGAAATTATTGAAGAATGTACTCCGGAAATGCAGTTCGAACGAGAGCAGTTTTATTTAAATGAACTTAAGCCGTTTGATGACAATGGCTATAATATTGTGCGTCAGATTTCTAAAGAGTATATGAGTGACAACTATATGATTAAGAAATGTGACAGATGTGGACAAGAGTATCATACATTTAGTCATCTGGCCAAATATTGCGAACCATGTAAAGAAGAAATGAAGAAAGAGAATCTTGATAATTTCCAGGCAGAGATGTATTGGATGCAAGGAAGTAATATTTGTTTAAGAGCTATGTATGATGGATATGAAAGTGAAGAAGATTTTCTGGAGTCAAATTGTTAAATATGGGTGGTGGTAAATATGGCAAAGTCACAAAAGAACCAAACTTTTGTGTTGAAAATAAATACAGGATATTTATCTAAGCATAATTGGGATTTACATCTAGAGCTTGATAAAATTCGAAAAGAATCTCAAATGGTTGTAAGTTTAGGGTCTTCCCAGGTTTTAAGATGGTTGACACAAATACAGGGAAGACAAAATGATGATTTAACTGCCACGAATATTAAAAAAGAAATTAAGTTTATAAAGAAACAAGAAAATTCGGCAGAAAATAAAAATAGAATACGAGAACTATATGGTAGACTATATAAAACGCAGTTTCAGCAGGATTATATGATGCTTGTCATGGACTCTGTAGGAGATTATAGGAGGGCATTGCAAGGGTTTACTATTACTGTTGATGGTATCCCAGTTAGATATAAGAGATTGCTTGGCACAGCAGGATCTATTAAGAAGAGTACAATTATTTTTGTGAATGAAAATATTCATGAAGAACTGATACGTCGTCTTAACAATGGTCGTAATATGCAAAAAGAATTTGTTCCAGCAAAGCTTAATGCGTATATGGCCCTTAGCTGCTCAGCAAGCATCGCAGTATCTTGGCCTAGAATTATTGTGGTTAATGATGCAATCACCAATTTTAAGAGTGACGTATTACTTGTTGATGATTCTGATGCTAGTAAGGAAGAGCCAATTGTTAAGCAAATTGACGGCTATGATGTAGAATATAATGTATCTGATGGAATGGGATTTGTAACGCCAGAAATGAGTGCAAAATGGGCACGAGAATTGCATGAGGGCGACGAACCGCTGTCTGGTGTGAATACAAGATGTAGCTTTTTAAAGGGAATGCTCTTTACTGTTCCATTTAAGCAGTTTGCAGAAGAGGTTGCGCATACATATACAATTGTTGATGCATATGGTGTAGAGCGTGATATTAGAGATGCAGATGCAATTGTTACCACTTCTATGCTTAAGCTCTGGGATTCATATCCTAGCTATGAAGCATATTATGAGAATTGCCTGAAGAACGAGTATGACTTTGCAATAGCAAAGAGCACACCTCATCAGTTACGCAATGTACATACCACTAACTACCAGTATTTACAGGATTTTAGCTTCAACGATGATCAAATTAATCAATTAGTAGCACCAACAGTGCAAAAAATCAAGGATTGCCTTGGTTTGGACTGGAGAAAATTGATTTTATATATGTGTGGACAGGGGCTGGATGAGCACAATGTTGAAAAAATGGAACCAATGTGTAAGGCGATTATGGCAAATCCAGAGCTAATAAATGATCCTTATGTGCGCTCAAAAGCCCAAAGAATGATTCAAAAACGTATAAAAACTGCTAAAATTGGTGTTTTGGACGTTGAAGGAGATTATGCTATCCTTGGAAATGATCCATATTCGCTTTTACAGAACATTTTTGGCATCCCAGTAACTGGATTGCTTAAAGCAGGTGAATGCTATCATCAATATTGGTCTGATAGAGGTGTTGACGAAATACTTTTGTTTAGAGCGCCAATGACTTCACATAATAATGTATGTAAAATGCGTGTGGTAGCAAGTGACGAGATGAAAAAGTGGTATAGATATATTCAAACTTGTTGTTTAATTAATAGTTGGGATACAACTGCTAATAGGTTGAATGGAGCAGATTATGATTCTGACGCAAGTTTTACAACCAATAATCGTGTTCTACTGGATGCTTTTGAATATAAGCCGACTTTAATGTGCATCCAAAGTAAGACGGCGAAGAAGATACCTACGGAAGCAGACTATGTGGCGTCTGAAATTGCAGGTTTTGGTGATTCTATTGGCAGTATTACAAATAGGGCTACTAACATGATTTCTTTAAGAGAGAAGTTTGTTAGAAATAGTGAAGAATATGAGCTTTTGAGCTATAGAATCAATACAATGATGAATTATCAGCAAAATGCAATTGATAGAATTAAGGGAGTTGTGGCTCGTCCAATACCAAAAACGTGGATTGATGGACGTTCTTGTAAAGTAAAAAACACAGATTCTCCCGAAAAAATGCGTCAAATGGCCCTTTTTAGGACAGTTGCAGCTGATTTAAAGCCGTATTTTTTCATTTATCGGTATGATCATATCAAGGCAAAATATGATAAATATAATAAATCAGTTGCTTCAAATTGCAAAATTAGGTTTGGAAAATCGCTTTATGAGATTCAAAATAGCACAATTTTAACTGATGAAGAGCGGATTTTCTTGGAAAACTATGAAAAATATCTGCCTGTCAGCATTGCTCCTGGCGTTATGAACAGGATTTGTTGGAAAATTGAAGATGAATTTCAATCTACTGACGTTTTGCCAAGCGTAAAATTTGATCGTTCTATACTTAAGAGTGATGCGGAATATACTCATGATGAGTATGAGGCAATAAGGCAGTTGTATGAGGAGTATAATAAAAATATGCAGCTGTTTTTAAAAGGCATTAAGAAAAATGAGTCACTCAAAGAGGAACGAGATATGTTTACAGCCAACTTGGTTAGTGAATTTTCCAGTGCGTGTTATATGGTGTGCCCAAATTCTGAGATATTGGCAAATATTCTGATAGATTTATGTTACACTTCTGATAAAAACAAGTCATTTGCGTGGGATGTTGCGGGAGAACAAATATACCGAAATGTGCTGAATAAAAATGGCGGTACTCTTTCCTTTCCAGTTAAAGACGCTTGTGGAGACTTTGAGTTCGCTGGCGAAAAATTTTTAATTTACAACAAGGTGGTTGGAGGTGAAAATGATGATTTTGAATGAAGAAAAGTATGCAAAAAATCTTTTGATAGGTCAAAATAGTAATATTAAAAGCATTAAACAGAAAATTGACCTAATAGCTAGATATAATTATCATGTTATGCATAAGGATAGTAATGACAGCTATGACTCTATTGTGAAGTGGCTAGAAAAGCATCATGGAATTTTTAGTGAGCAGACTTACT